ATATAAAAAGGTTTCTTTAATGTATTGATATAAGAATAATCTACTTCATGTATATCTGTGACGTCTGCAGAGGATGGAATATTCTCTACTGTCAAATTATTTTGTGCTGTATAAGCTGATCCCATTTCTGAAACAATGGGTTTGATAGGAGTAGCTTGATATAAACTCCTATCTGTTGAAAAGGTTGAGGAGAGTTGTTTTTGTTCTCCTACTGTTTTGATACTTTTAATAGTATCTATTAAATTATTAATATTCTGTTCTTCCATATTGTTAGTATCTCCTACGAGGAAAATTTGTTTTAGTGGTTATCTAACACTACTTTTGTAACCCTATAGTGGTTTGTGTGAAGTCACTGTCTTTATTGTGTTTGAAATAGGTCCTAAAGTAAACCTATCGGATTATATATAATCATTTTAAACATAACTAAAGTCCATTTGACCATTATACAAGTAATATTGTTCTAGAGATATAAAATCTACTAGTTCAATATTTAGGTGTTTGGCTTTGATGGCTCTGTCTAACTTATTGTAGATAGTATCAAAATATTCTCTTCCCCAGAAATAAGCATATCTTAGGGATGTTTGACAGATCATTTCTGTTGACCTTAAATCATTGTCTCGTTGCCATGATACCATTTCTTGTATAACTTCTTTTTCTAGTCCAGCCTGATACTGACCGGTTTCTCTATTATAAACAAAATGTGATTTTAAATAAAAACATTCATTAAGTGGTCTATATGGTCTTAATTCTTCATCCTTATTTGATGATGTATAATCTATACCATGGCTCTTCATAAAGAATCTCAACTCATGGGCATCCCAATGTTCATTAACTACATTGGTAAAGCCTATAATATGATCATCTCCGTGAGCAAAAATTTTAATATTATCTCTAAAAAACTGGTTATTGTGATACTGGACTGGTAAAACTCTCAACATTGACATAATGACATACATTCTATTTACAAAACTATTAAAGGATGTTGTTAACCTAGATCCCGATGGATTTCCTTGAAACTTCATATAAACTTTATCTAAAACGAACATTGGGGCAAAACAACATCCAGTACACAAAAGGTGTCTGTGATTTGAAAACTCATCATTATAAAAACTATTAACTAAATTTGCATATAATTTAAAAAACTCTGGTCTAATAGTACCATCAAAAGCCTTAAAATCTCCATCAGTTACTTTATCAAACTCATTTAACTCCAAAAATAAATTATGCCATTGTGAGCTATATATATTAACTCCTACTGTTGTCCCTATATCAAATGCATGTAGAGTTTCCTTGTCTATAAAATCATCAAAATATTTTCTCATTAATACGGTGTATTCTACAGGGAAGTTCATGAATGTTCTTGTCTTCCCTATCTTAACTTTCTTCAAAGAAACTCTCTCGTCCTTTAATGTTGTTACTAAAGTATAAGGAAACATAGTTTTCTTGTCTAACAAATTTTCACATCTATTGACTACATTCTGTAACTCTGGTTTTATGGTTATATTTCCTTGATGATCTTTGTCAAACAAATGCGTTTTATTCTTCCCTTTGATATTCCAGGGGTATCCTGCTGATGTAGATAAATCTAATTTCTCTAAATTTGGTGTATACTTTGAATTTACAGCATCATTATGGTCAAAAGTTCGCAAGTTGTACTTATTCAATGGTCTATACATATCTTTAACTATACCAAAAGCATCCACCATTAACTTATGTGGAAAAGGAAATATTTGTGTACCATATTTTGCAACTGATGTTAATATTGGCGATGTGATCTCATCCATTCTCTTATCTGTTGGACTTAAAACTGCTGGCTCTGTTAAATGTTGTTGAAGGACTTCATATAATGGACTTTTAACTATTTGTGTCACCCCTTTTTGGTAAGGTGG